TAAAGGTTTCTAACTTCTCATGCTCAGTATTTCTGTTTGCAAGTTGTTCGGTAAGTCTTTGTATTTCCGATTCCAAATCACTGATCTGTCGTTGACACCCAGAGATGCTAGTATTGTTTTTAGAAATGCCATGCGTTAGTGAAGTAATCTCCTTTGATAGTTTTGTAAAGTGATGCTCTCTCTCCTCCTCATTTTTAATTGCCTCCTCCAGTTCTTTATAACCAGATTGCAACTCCTTTATCTTATCTTGAGCATCACTGATATTATTTAACCGAAACTCTTCTTCAATATCCTGCTTACAGGTAGGGCAAACAGTATTCTCTTCAAAAAACTTCGTCTTCTTTGTAATGGTTGCTACCTTATTAGAAAGAGTTCCTTTTATAGTTCCCATCTTCCTAAGTTTTTCTGTAGCACCTATTACCTTTTCTTGCTCTTGAGTAAGTCCATATACTTGATCATTAGAATGTTCATTCTTTAACATTAATACACATATCTCATCCCCCAACTCTCTACTTTTCTTTTTCTTATCCTTTATATCATCATTCCCTCTTTTTTCAATTTTCTCCATAAAGTTAGTCTGCATATTAACTTTATCATTAAGAGACTCCTTCTTCAAATCTAAAGTTCTTATCTCCTCCTTAACTCCCCTAATCTTATCTTTAATTAAATTGTTCATGGAAGAGAAAATCTTAATATCTAAAAGATCTTCTATAACTTCTCTTCTATGAGTAGCAGTCAGTTGCATAAAAGGAACAAAATTACTACTACCCAAAATAACAATCTGAGTAAAAGATTTATAGTTCATCTTAATAACATTTTGCTCTAACCACTTCTGCTGATCATTAGCAGCAGAAAATTGATCCATACATATACCATTTCTATGAATCTCAAATAGATTTGGTTTAATGCATCTTACTACCTTCCACTGTGTCTCTGCAATAGTAAACTCCACCTCAACTCTACAATCCTTTTCATTGACTGTATTAATAAGTTGAGACTTACTAATCTTTCTAAATGGTTTATTGAATAAACTAAAAGTTAAAGCATCCAATATAGTACTCTTTCCAGCACCATTTGTCCCAACAATCAAAGTTGTTGAGTCTTTATCTAAATTAATTTCGGTATATTGATTTCCTGTAGAAAGGAAATTCTTCCACCTAATAGTCTGAAATACGATCATTTTCTAAAGGTGGAATAACAATGTCATTTCTTGTAATTACAGAGTATCTGTAATCGTGCATCTCGCATGTTTTAATCACAACTTTACCATCAACTTCAACTACGTGCATTTCTGGATAATCTTGATCTTCTAATAGAAGAGCATACCTGATAGCATCATCCTCATCTTCAAAAAGATAAAGAACTTGTTCACCATCATCCGATTTGACTGAATATGCACCTTCAGTCTCTTTGCCTTCTATTGTTAGAATAAACATTAGACTAACTCACAGGCTTCTTGATAAACTTCTTGTAAGAATTTTTGAACTCTTGATTTATCAATGTCTATCTCAGACTCCTCAATATACCTATTAAGGATAGAGAGAGTGTCTTCAGATTCAAACGCTTCAAACTCTGCTGCATCATGTAGAGCAAAGTTCTCCACTATTTTAAGTTCTGCTACATTAGCATTATACACCTTATCAATAAATTTTTCAAATTGTACTTGATCACTCTTCTGTCTAACAACTATCTTTACTATTTTATTCTCAAGTTCTCTTGCATCAAATAACTGATGATCCTGATCATTATAGTAAATTATTTTATGAAGTCTGTATGGATTATTAACTGGAGTATGTTCTAATGTCTCTGTATCAAATAAATGGAATCCCCTATTCTCATCATTCACATCATTCCAAAACATCTCATAAGGATTTCCAAGGTAATAAATGTTATCTTGATTTGATCTGCAATGATAATGTCCAGAGAATGTCTTTTTAAATTTCTTAAATATACCCCAATCCATTCCATGTTCCATCATATGACCTGGTGTAGCTCTAAATCCATTCAATTCAAGATGTCCCATACAGATAGGAGATCTTGACTTTTTAATCAGTGCTTCACTCATCTCCCTATTATCACTATTGATCCAAGGTACAAGAGTAATATTACAATTACCTACCATTATAGAAGTTACTTCTGAATATATTTTTATATTATCATACTCACGTAGTAATAGATCAACTGCATTTACATCATTAGTATTCTTATAATATGCTGTATGATTACCTACTATAGTATGGACAGTAATGCCCATCTCTTTCAACTTATCAAAATAATTATTCTTTGCCCAAGTTAACGCACCAAAATCTATTGACTTCCTACTATCGAAGGTGTCACCCATATCAATGACAGTATCTATACCTTCTGAATATAATACAGGGAAGAAAACATCCTCATAAAATTTGAGGAAATAATCGTGAAACAATTTGGAGTTTTTTCTTGCCCCAAAGTGCTGGTCTGTAATTATTGCTACCTTCATTAATTACGTAATTTAGAATGAACCGCATCCTTGATTTGATTATACTCGCTATAGTTCCCATCGTCAAGGGTATCCCTATCAAATACTTGATCATATCCAGTCTTCTCGAGAATCTTATTCTTAATCTCCAATTGCTTCTTCTCCTTCTGTATTCTACGTAAGAACGCGTAGTGAATAATTTGTGTGAAATAAGCAAACGGGTTTTGAGACTTTTCAGGGTTGAAGTTGTGTATGTATTGTACGCAGTTTTCAATACCATCGGAAATCATATCCTCCTTAAACATGTAGTTGACAAAGTTTGGTTTGAAAGATAGATGAGTAGCAATCTTAAGGAAACACTCTCCAATATATCTGGGTATTCTCGGTTTTTCTTTACCTTGAATTTCTGCTATCTCAATGTTTTCTCTATGCCTTATAAGTGCTGCAAGAAACTCTTTGTTATTAACATAGTGTTCAGATCTTTTTCTCTTACCCATAATTCTTGCAGGACTCATATCTATACTCTCTATTATGTATTAATTATAGCATCCAACACAATAGTTGACAAGTTATAAAATGAGTAGTAGACTAACTCTGTCGGGGTTCAAGGGTAGGTATTAGCTATTGTTATAAAGTTCTTCTAAAGTCTTCTTAGCTTCTTTAATAGTAGATATATAACCCATTTTTCTATTTAATTTTTTCTCTGTATTAAATTTATCATATTGCTGAGAAAATGTTTCATGCATAGCAATAGTTTCTAAATCATGAGATTCAGTTAAAGTAAGAACATCATCTATATTAATAACAAAAAGATCTTCTTTACTAGTTTTTAACCAAGGTTCTACTCTAAATCCTTGAACACCTCCTCTGTTTTTAATTCTTTCGATAACTATAGGAGATTCTAATAATAAGAAAGTTCTATCTTCTTCTTCGCTATATCCTACAAGAGCGAATATTTCTTCACCTGATTTAAATTTTATAGTGGCATAAAAATCTTCTTCCATCATTTCTTAATTTGTATAGTGATTATTTCATAATTAAAATTCTCTTCATTATAAATTTTAATTCTTTCTATGAGGTGATTGAGTGTATAATTTTTCCTGGAATTGTAAGTACAATCATCTCCAATATCATAGAGAATGGCTTTTATTTTGTCTTTTCCTTTTCTAAGAACCCTTCCAATTGATTGAAGGTTTCTAACGCGGGATTTGCTGGGGCTTGCGAAGATGACGTTGTGCAGCCGCTTGATGTTAATGCCAGTACTGAAAGTACCATAACTGGCAACAATAATTGCATTGCTCTCATTTTCTGTAATCTCCCTAATTGATTCTCTCTGTTCAGCATCAACACCACCATGAACAAAGAATACTTTACGGTCAGTGTGCTTACTATTATTTATCTTTTCATAAAGTATTGCTCCGTGAGTCTCCACTCTGCTGTATAATATAAGAGTATTACCCTTAAGATCTAAAGCAAGATTAGTTATAAAATTATTTCTTTTCTCATGAGAAATTAAATATTGAAGTTCATCTTCATAGGTTTCAAATTTCTTAGGAGGATGTTTAAGAACCAAACATTGTATATCTAACTGAGATAGATGTCCTTGCCTCATCAGTTCTTCTGTTTTAGTTACCTTGTATGATGGACCAAACAATCCCTCTAATACCCATTTATGAGTCTGTGTTCCATCTAAAGTACCAGTGAAACCAAATCTATACTTAGCATGTTCTAACTTAGTCATGATATTGACTAATGACTTACTCTTGAAAAGATGTGCTTC